GGCACACAAACCAAAAGACCCCAAGAAATAGTCGGACTCTTAAATTTTTGTTGGCAGACCAACTTTTTGTTGCATAATCAACCCGTCAGTTTTATTTACTCGTAACAGGAGATCCACATGTCAGACACAAACACCGCGACCACCGCGGATTCAGCCGTGGCACTTTTGCCGGTTGAGCAACGTGCAGCCATCGCCCTCGGTAGCAGCAAAACAGAAGAGGACTTGAAGGCTCTGGCCGTCAAGCACGCGAACATCACCAAGGTCGTCGACAAGAACGGACGTGAGCAGGCGCACCGCGCTGCCATGGAAGTGCAGACAGCACGCACGACCATCACAAAAGTTGCCAAGGCTGCTCGTGACGACGCCACCAAATTCTCCAAGGCTGTCATCGCCGAAGAAAACCGCCTGCTGCTCATCATCGACGCCGAGGAAGAGCGCTTGTTCCAGCTGCGCGATGCATGGGATGCAGAGCAGGAGCGCATTAAGGCTGAGAAAGCCGCGGCCGAGAAGGCTCGCGTTGACGCCATCAGGGCCGCTATTGACAGCATCCGCGCTATCCCAGGCAATTTGGCCAACGCAGGCTCTGAGGCTTTGATGGCTGCAGGCAAGGATCTCTACAAGCTTGAGATCACTGAAGAGTTCTACCAAGAGTACACAGAGGCCGCTCAGGCTGAAAAAGCCAAAGCCCTTAACGCCCTGGGTGACATCCTCGACGCAGCTAAATCCCGTGAAGCAGAGGCTGCACGCATTGAAGCTCAGCGCATTGAGAACGAGCGCGTTGCCGCAGAGAACGCCCGTATCGCCGCAGAACTTGCGGCGCAACAAGCCGCAATCGCCGCACAAGCTGAAGCCCAGCGCATCGCCGCCCAGGCCGAGGCTCAGCGCCAGATTGACGAAGCTAATGCCAAGTCACGCCAAGAGGCCGTTGAGCGCGCCGAGATGCTGAAGAAGCAGGAAGACGCGTTCGCAGCCGAAAAGGCCGCCGCCGAAGCCGTACTCAAAGAACAGCAAGACAAACTCAACGCAGAGATTGCCGTGATTGCCAAAGCCAATGCCGAGCGCGCAGCTGCTGAAGCCGCCGCCAAGGCCGCCAAAGAAGTCGAGGAAGCCAATGCCCGCCTGAAGGCTCAAGAGGAGGCTAAGGCCTTGCGCCTGGCTGAGGTGCGTGACCGTGCTGACGCCATCATTGATGGCATTGCTGGTCAGTTTCAGATTGGCCGTGCACAAGCGATTGAGTTCTTGCTTGAGGCGGCTGAATTCGTGCGCGAGGAGGAGTTTGCATGAAGCTGTACAACCCATTCAAGCTGCACATTGTGCAGTTCGCCGACGGCACCTATGCCGTGCGCAAACTAATCCACCGCGGCCTTATTGGCTTTTGCTGGCTATTTCTCGACACGAACGCCAAAAGCTGGGAAGGCCACGTGTACTCCTGCTGCAAACACAAGTGCTATGAAGACGCGTTTACATCCTTGGCAAAGCGCTCATTGCTGGATGACGAAGATACGCGAAGCGCAAAGCGGTGGGCCAACTCTCGGAAAGTAACAAAGGTCATCGCATGAGCAAAATTGCAATCGTAGAGAACCAGATTCTCTCCCTCGAGGGCGCCTTCAATGACGTCCTGTCAGACAAGGCAATCAAGTTCAAGGCCGAGGCAGAGTTCGCTGTCCAGGTCTTGATGAACAACGACTACTCGCTGGGCATCGCGGTCAAGAACCCTGACTCAGTGCGCAACGCGGTGATGAACCTGGCCGCCATCGGCCTGAGCTTAAACCCTGCCAAGAAGCAGGCGTACCTGGTGCCGCGCAAGAACGCAATCTGCCTGGACATCAGCTACATGGGCCTGGTCGAACTGGCCATTGCCAGCGGCTCCGTGCGCATGGTCAAGGCTGAGCTCGTCAAAGCCACTGACACCTTTGAGATGAACGGCTTTGACCGCGAGCCTACGCACAAGTTCAACCCGTTTGCCAAAGACCGCGGCGAGATTGTCGGCGTGTACTGCGTGGCCAAGACCAATCACGGCGACTGGGTCACCGACACGATGACCATTGACGAGGTCTACGCGATCCGCGACCGCTCCGAGTCATACAAGGCAGGCAAGGCGACGCCTTGGAAGACTGACCCAGGCGAGATGATCAAGAAGACCATCGTCAAGCGCGCCAGCAAGATGTGGCCGAAGACTGACCGTCTGGACGAAGCCATCCATCACCTGAACACCGACGGCGGTGAAGGCGTCGTGGAAATTGTCGGCGGCCGTGACACAGGCGTCGCAGGCTTTGATGTCGACCACTGGCTGGACGCTGTGCGTGCGGCCAACACCGATGAAGAGTTCATGACTCAGTACAAGGCAGCTGGCGCCGCAGCGCTTGCAGCCAAGGCTGGCCAGCAGCACGCCTACTTCAAGCAGCAGGCAGTCGAGATCCGCACTGCCCTGCACGCTCGTTTAAACCCAGAAACCCCAGAGGAGCAACAATGATTTTCATCGACTGCGAACAGGGCACGCCTGAATGGCATCAAGCCCGTGCCGGCGTCATCACCGCCAGCACCTACTCCGACGCACTGTCCGTGCTCAAGCGCAAGTCCGGCGACAAGGATGTCGGCGACTTTACAGACGCATCCGACACGCTGGCCATTAACACGGCCATGGAGCGCATTTCAGGCGAGCCCTATGGCGACACCTTCCAGACCTACGCAATGAAGCGTGGAAGCGAGCAGGAGGCATTTGCGCGCATGCGTTACGAGGCCAACTACAACACCATCGTAAACGAGTGCGGAATCGTGCTCACCGACGACCGCCTGTTCGGCTACTCCACTGACGGCTTCGTTGGCCAGGACGGCATGATTGAGGTGAAGACCCCGATCAACAGCCTGAAGATCATGAAGATGATCCAGACCGGCAACGTCGAAGAGTACATCCACCAGATTCAAGGTGGCTTGTGGATCACTGGTCGCAAGTATTGCGACTTCATCATGTACGTGCCGCCGCTCAAAGGCATCGGCAACGACCTGTACGTCAAGCGGATCTTCCGTGACGACGACTTCATCAATGACTTGGAGACAGGTCTGCTGAAGTTCAACAAGCGCGTCGAGGACTACGTCAAGTTGCTCTCTACGCCATACGCTTCGGCGCCAGCATCTGTGGCCACATCAGCCCCGGCTGTTCAAGTAGCGCAGCCAGCACTTGTGCTGTCCGCTGCTGCATCTGTTTTCGCCTAACAATCAACAGAAAGTTGTTCATGAAAGACATTGTTCTAAAAACCGCCACATTCCTCGTTCTGTTCTGCGTCATCACGCCGCTGCTTCTGCTGTGGCAGGGCTGGTCCATCAGCACCCTGTGGAACTGGTTTGTCGCGCCGCTTGGCGTGCCTGAGATTGGCATCGCTACCGCGACAGGCCTTGCATTGGTTGTTGGTGCGCTGCGCATGCGCAAGTCCAAGAACCGCGATGAAACCAACGCCGACCGCTACGAGTCTATTGCCTCGCTCGTGATCATTCCTCCAGCTGCCGTTGCCATGGGCTGGATCATCAAAACATTTGCTTAAGAAAGAAACCTATGACTATCGAAAACATCCACGAACTGGAACTCAAAGATTTACCGGACGAGGTTGTGTCTGAAATCGTCAAGCTTGCAGCCATTGGCGCAGAGGTCGCTGAGTACGCCCGCGACGGCGAGCGCATGAGCCTTGATGAGATGGTGGACCTGGTCGAGATGAATGATTTCGACACGGACTCCGGCAACGCGATGACCGCCCTTTCTTGGCTTGAGTCGCTATGAGCAAGATCGCTGTAATTGGGCAGGTCACACAGATCCTGTCAATTGAAGGCGCAGACCGCATCCAGCAGGCATTCGTTGACTGCGATGATGCTGGCGTGTGGTCTGGTGTTGTGGGCAAAGACCTGGCTGTTGGCGACAAAGCGATGGTCTTCTTGCAAGACGCTGTTCTGCCGCCAAGCGACCGCTGGGCGTTCATGGAGCGTCACAAGTGGCGCGTGCGCATGGCTCGCTTCAAAGGCGTACCCAGCGAGTGCGTGATCATTCCTGCGGGCAATACCGACCTCGAGCCTGGCGCTGACATCGCTGAGGCCTTGGGTGTGACCAAGTACGAGAAGAAGATCCCGGCGCAAATGGTCGGACAGGCCAAAGGTAACTTCCCGTCATTCATCCCCAAGACTGACGAGCCAAACTTCCAGCGCCTGCGCGACCTGGACGAGGCGCTTGAGTATGTGGACCTGTACGCCTCGATCAAGTATGACGGCACCAGCTGCACCGCCTGGAATGACGACGCCGGCCTGCACGTCTGCAGCCGCAACTACGAGCTTGATGAGTTCACACCAAGCGGCGGGTCCAATGTCTACTGGCAGATGGCTCGCAAGTACGGAATGGACCAAGTGCAAGAAGGCGTCGCGCTCCAGTTTGAGATCGTCGGCCCTGGCATCCAAGGCAACCCCGGCGGCCTGACCGAGAACGAGATCCGAGTGTTCACCGCCTACAGCATTGAGCGCCGCGAACGCCTGCCATTCGCTGCTCTAGTGGCCTTGTGCCAGAACCACGACTTGCCCATGGCAAAGGTGGTCAGCGCATTCCAAGGGCACCCAGGCGTCGACGCTCTGCGCACCCTCGCAGACAGCGTTCGCTACGGCAACGGCGCCCAAGCTGAAGGCGTCGTGATCCGCGATGTTGGCAACGGCGACATGAGCTTCAAAGTTCTTTCACTTAACTACAAGGATTAACCCTATGAATGGCAAGATGGCCAAGCGCCTTCGCCGAATGGCGAAAATGGAAATGTCGAGCAACGCTACAACAGTCGACCGCGAGCTCGTGCTGGCACGCGTGCGCAACGCTGACCGCGTGATCAACGAGCCGTTGTCGGTGCGTGCGATGTACCTGAAGCTCAAGTGGGCGCTCAAGGAATCGGTTCGCAATCCGCATTCCCGAGTAATTTCGTCGGAAATCTAACTTTTTGTTAGAAGACCAACATTTTGTAGCATAATAAACAGCATGGACAACAACGAGCAATTAGCGTTTTACACGCAAAAGATCAAGACCATGCTGACCCGCGTTCCACAGAAAGTGAACGCGGGTTCCTACGACGGCGCTGTCGCATACAAAAAGTGTGTGGTGGCTGCCCGAAAAGCGATTGAGACCAGTCGCCCCAACCTGACCAAAGTGATCAGTGCCCATAACCAACTCAACAGCTATTACTAACCCACCGGGCAAGAAAGAAAGAAATGGCATCCGTAAACAAAGTAATCATCGTCGGCAACTGTGGCCGCGACCCTGAAGTCCGTTATCTGCAAAGCGGTCAAGCCGTGGCCAACGTCAGCGTTGCGACCTCGATGCGCCGCAAGAACAAAGACACTGGCGAAATCGTCGAAGACACCCAGTGGCACCGCGTCACCTTCTATGATCGCTTAGCTGAAATTGCCGGCGAGTACGTCAAGAAGGGTCGTCCCATCTACGTCGAAGGCCGCCTCAAGTACGGCGTCTACACAGACAAGACGACCGGTGTTGAGAAGCCCACGTGCGACATCATCGCTACCGAATTGCAACTGCTTGGCGGTCGCGAGGATGGTCAGCAAGGTGGTGGACAAGGCGGCCAACAAGGCGGCGGACAACGCGCCCAAGGCAACCAACAACGCCCCGCCCAAGGTGGCCAGCAACGCCAAGCCCCACAAGGGCAACAGCGCCAGCAGCCCCCACAAGGCGGCGGCTTCCAAGATATGGACGATGACATACCCTTTTGATGTACACGCCCATAAAGAAGTAACTATTTCCCATCAACTCTGAAAGAAAACTATGTCAGAAAAAATCATCCCGACCGTTGGTCGCATTGTCTGGTTCACACCCGCTGATCACGACGGCATTGGCCGCTTGAGCGGTCAGCCGTTGGCAGCAATTGTTGCCGGCGTGCACAGCGACAACCAAGTCAACCTGGCTGTCTTTGATGCCTACGGCAACACGCAGCAACGCAGCAATGTGCGTTTGGTGCAGCCAGGCGAAGACAAGCCGGATGGCGCCCCGTACGCAGCTTGGATGCCCTACCAAGTAAAAGCCGCTGGCATTGAGTTGCCAGTGGTCGAGGCTCCTGCACTGGAGAGCGACATTGCACCAGTCGGCAGCGCAGAGCCAACTGGCGACACCGTCGAGACTGATGCCGCCGGCACAGTTGAAGACGATGGCAATCAAGTGCCAACGGAAGAAGCTAAGTAAGTAAAGAGCCCGCGCTGAGTCCGCTCGGCGCGGTTCTTAAACAGGAATCAAAATGGACTTCGACAAAATCAAACAAGGCGTCGTATGGCG